TAATGTTGTTCCAATTTTCCATCTTCATTGTGTTTGCTAAACCGACTTCCTTTATGTTGACTTTTTTCACTAAATGGTTCAAATTGTTTATTGTATGTATATTTGTCAGTCTTGGAATATCTTAGTATTGTGTCATGACATCGTGTAAAATCTTTACTCGAATTAGTCCATCTATCATAATACCAAATTATCTCATTTCTAAAATTATCAATTCCAAACACTTCATCCATTAACACTTTTAAATAATGAACTAAATGCCAGTCACAATGAATATAAATTAAACCAGTATTTTTAAGCACTCTATACATTTCTTCAATTCTTGGCTTATACCATTCAATAGCTTGTTTTTGAGTCCCTAATCTATCCACGTAGTCTTTAAATTTCCTACCAGTATTATATAAAATATCACAATATATCAAATCAATAGAATCACTAGATAATTGTTTCATTAACTCTAAGTTATCCATACAATAAAGTTTATTAACCTCCAATATTACACTTCCTTTCTAATTATTTATTGTTAATATATACCCACTCTTTTTAATACTTCTCTATTAATACAATCTTCTATGTATTTATCTTTTCCTTCTTGGCTCAACCCTTTTAACTCTTTATCATTAATTTCCACATCAAATTTCTGTTCTGAACACCTAACATTGATTTGCTGTTATTGCTTTCTTTTTAATATTTTCTGGAACACACTTTTCGCAATAACTTTTGCCATTTATTTTATATAAAATATTATGACTTATTTTACATCTCTTACATCTAAATGTTTTTACAGCTTTATTATCACTAATAATTTTCCAACATCCATCCATAATTAATTCTCCGCAATATCTTTAATTTTAGCTAATATTTGTATCAAATCATCAACAGTATTATTATTAAAGCGTAAATTACAATAATCCTTAGCAGGTTCTACAAACATAACATCGTCATTAAATCTTCTTATAACTTCTTGTACTTGTTCATTTGTCATTTCACCTTCTCTTGTGAGTGAACGTTGCAATCTTACTTGATAGCTTGCATCTATATAAATGGAAACTAAACTGTCTATACAATTATTAGCTTTAAAATATTTTTCTATTTTTTTTAAGCCTTGAAAATCAACTATTGTTATATAATTATTATTACTATTTAAATCTATTTCACTTTTATGTATTCCATATAACCAAGTTTCTTGATTGGCTACATAATATTGTCTTGTTTCTATAAATTCATTATTATTAAGCATATCTGTAGCAACTTTAATATCTATAAAATGATATTCCCTATCTTGAACTTCACCTTTTCTCATAGGTCTTGTAGTATGAGAAATAACTGATTTTAGATTAGGTATCATTTTTAAAGAATTTTTTAATATAAAATCTTTACCAGATGCACTTGCTCCTACCAAACAAATTAATTTCATATTTATCACCTCATTTATTTAATATTTAAATTATTTATTTTTTTCTAATAATACTTCTTCTACACCATTTTCTATTTTAACTATTTTATTTATTTTAATATTTTCTTTTAATTTGTTTAAATATATATTATAATTCTTTTCATTATATTTATCTTTAGGGAATGTGATTATTTCTGAAAAACACCTGCCATATCCAATCAATCTGCATTTTATATTGTCCTTTTCAATATATTCATAATTATCATAGTAGTTCATATTTATACCCCTTTATATTTTTTATAAATCATCTAGCCAAGACGAATCTAAACTTTCTCCGTCTTCAAATTTATATCCATCTTTTAAAAACATTTCTAAATCATTTAAATATTCATCAAATGGTTTATGACTATTTCTACTGTAATCACATAAATTGTAAAAATAATATTCATTAGTTTTATCTATTTCTGTCCAGAATAATTTATCATTCTTAGTCTTATTATATTCTTCAGTTTTTTCTTCTATCTCTTTTAATGTTTTTATAATATCTTCCTTTAATTCATTTATATTTTCTTCTGTAAAAGGAATTTCTACATAGCAATCCTTTATAATAAATATATCTTGAATCTCCTTAGGAAGATTATCTAAATTATTATTTTGAATAGCCTCATTAATTAATTTTTCTATTTCTTCCTCGTTATATTTTAATTTCTTTAACCAAGTCTTAATTGGAGTTTTGCATTTTTCTACCCATTCTGTTCTAAGGCAATTTTTAGTTTTTATCTTATGTTGCTTAGTTTCATTGTCTTTGGTTACTGTTTTATATTCTACCGTACAATATTTTAAAAACCCCCACATAATCTTAATTTTTTCATATGGAATACCTAGTTGATGTAACGCCTCAGCATACAACATCAATTGTCCTCTTTCTTTTTCTATCTTCTTACCTTGATAAATTGTTGAAGTTTTCCAATCTAATATTACATAATTTCCATTTTTATCTTTATAAATAAAATCTATATATCCTTGAAATATGTAATCTCCTATTTTTATAGTTACAAATTGTTCTAATTTCATTTTATCAGTTAAGGGAATATGATTTTTATAGAATAATCTAAGATTTTCTTCATATTTGCTTCCTATCTTTTTATTCATACTTTCGTCTTTTCGATGATATTTTAATTCTGCTAAATCCATTTCTAATAGTTTTTCTTCAAAGACTTCAATCATATCTTTATGTTCAATTTCTTTTCCATAAAATTTTTCAAGAATTTCATGGGCATTGCTACCTGATATGCCATAACGAGTATCTGTTCTTTCGGGCGGTTTTTTCAAAATATATCTAAGTAGATAGCTATAAGCATCAATTTTATACAAGTTATATCTGCTCCAACTATAAAGCTCTTTAACTCCTAATTTTTCTTTTAATTTCTCTAATTCCTCCTTAGTTTTACGCATAATAACTCCTCACCTCTTTTATCTTCTTATTAAATTCCATATTTAAAAATCTTTCGTGTTCTTCAGCTCCATATAATTTTTTTCTATTCCAAAGCACCCAATAAATCTTATTATGTTTATCCGCTGGACTTTCTTTATTGCCTAATAGACCAAATTCATCATGAATATAATAAACTTTTCTCTTACCATAAAATTTCTCACAAATAGCATAAATTTCATTTAGTGGCACATCCGAATCCATTTGAATAATTATATCTACATTTAAAGCTAAAAGAATTTCAACTTGGACATCGCTAATAGTATGACATCCTAAAGCAACTCCTGTTTTATCTAATCTACTATGTCTTTTTAAAACTGATTTTTCTGCCTCAAATACATTTACATATCCTGCTTTTTTTATGTATTCTTTATTTTCATACAATCCATATAAATTTAATGTTTTAGGATATGAAATAATCGGAAAATATTTCGGTATTCCTAATTCTTTATATTCATCTATTAATGTTCTGCCTACTAATCCAATATAATTATTTTTTTTATTTCTGCCTTTATAATATCTATGAGGTATTATTATCCTATTATATATTTTACTATAGCCTATTTTGAACTCCTGCATACTACTAGGTAAAATACCTTCTCTTATCCAGCCTATATATGGCATAGGAGTATAATATTTTAATATTTCTTTTTCTGTATAAAATTCCAGTTTAGGAACTTTGTCTTTATTTTCCTTCAAGCTATGTAATAATTCTATCTGTTCTTGTGTAATTTCAGAAAAACCATCATATGAAAATCCAAAAATTTCATGTACAAACTTTATAGTATCGCCTAAAGATATTTTTAAAAGAGCAGAAACTAAATTAAAAATATCTCCTCTTATATTATAGGGATTATCAGCCCATATTTTAATTTTTAAATCACTTCTTCTAACAGTAGTAGATTGAGGTTTTGTATTTAGTGGAGTGGCACAACTATAATATTTTTTACTCTTTTTTATAGAAGTGCAACCCGCCGCTTCTAATATTTGAGGTATTTTATCATTTTGAATTATATATGCTTTAAGCTCTACGATATTCAACTAATCACCCCTTTAAAAATCAGGACTTAAACAGCAATAACCAACTTCTTTAAAAGTATTTCTGCTTAAATCACATTCTGCTACAATTTGATATTGATTAGAAGCTCCTTCTCTATTTTTAGTTATAAATATTATTATATAATATTTATTTCTATCTAATTTAACAGGAATTTGAGTTTTTCCTTTTTTCTTGAAAACCTTTATTTCAGCCTTTCCACCCTCAAATTCATCTTCAAAAATTGACCTCACCATTATACAAGTTGAGGCAACATCTATAATATTTTTAGCAAGCCCAATGTTATCTTGTGTATAATATCTATTCTTACTACTGGATTTTGCTAATTGAAATGTAACCAATATATGTACATTTTTATTTTCTTCTTTTACTTCATTATATATATCTACCATTGATTGTTGCATATTAAACCAAAAAGCTTCACTACTTAGACTATTATTATCCGCTTTAAATGTATCTAACATAAAGTATTTACAGCCTAAATTTGCATATTTTCTAATACACCTTATAGCCTTTTCTGTGGTATATTTTTTAAATGGTTTTATTACTATATTATCTTCATTATCTTTAATCCATTTAGCACATTTGTCTTTAAGAAAAGATTTAAATTCTTTGGTATAATTACCATTTCTTACTTTGTATTTTTGTACATCTTCACTAAAAACATTATTTGCTACATATACAAGCATCTCTCTTTGCCATTTTGCTATACCTTCCTCATTTATCATAACAACTAAACGCTCTTTTTTTTCAATTATGCTGGGCAAAAGCCACACTCTAGAAATAGAAGTTTTACCCACACCAGAAAGTCCACCTACTAATGTAACATTTCCTAGTAATAATCCACCTATTTCATCTGTTAAGTTTGGAGCATGAGCCAATGGAAGTCCAACAGAAAATCCTTCGTCTAATTTATCTATTAACTCATCTATACCATCAGATAATTTATAAACTTTATCTTCATCATCTATATCAAGAAATATATGATTTAATAAAGCTTCTTGTTCAGCATATATTTCTTCAACATCCATGTCAACAAAATCTTTTAGTCTATGGGCAACTGGAAATTTTGCTTTTGCCATTTTTGTAACTACTTCCCACTTTTCTAATTCTTTTATGTATCCTTCGATATTTTCTTTTTTAGCATTTTTTGTTATTTCTCTTACAACTTCATATCCACCATAATTTTGATATTTTTCATTTATATCTGAATGTTTATTTAAATATATATCTATTGTATTTTCATCTAATATTTTTCTTTCTTTTATTACTATACTTTGTCCAATTTGAAAATATAATTTCCATTTATTAGAAGTAAAATTGTCTAAACTTAATCTATCATAATAGAAAAATAAATCTGGCTCTTTATACAGTATTCCTATAATGTTTTCTTCGCATATATCTTTATATTGTTTTATTTTTAAAAGCGTAGATAATTCTTCATCGTTAGTAAAACTTTTTTCTTCGGTTTTTCTTTTTTTAGCCATTACACCACCTCACTTTTAAATTTTTGAAAGGTTTATGTTTATATTTACTACCTACCATAAATCATTTAATATTTTACTTTTTTTAGCTTCAGTTTTTCTTTTATAATCTGCTTTATTTTCTGAAGTATTTATCTCTATATCTTCCATTTTTTCTTCTTGTTTCTCTATTTTTTTCTCCTTTAAAACAACATCATTTATACTATTTTCAATTATAGCTAATATGTAATTCATTTTATGTTCTTCATTATTAAAATTAACTGTCTTTAAAGCTATCATTATATCTAATTTTTTTATTTTAAATGTATTTAATATAGTTTTAAAACTATATTTTGCCATAGGTTTAATTTTATTATTACTACAGAATTTTCCTTCGCTTAATCCTCTTAATCTTAATACAAATTTTTTAGACAACTTCATATTATCTGTATATCCCAATATATCTTTTTTTACATATTGATAAAGCTCGTCCCATTCTTTTATTTCTTGCTCTGTCATTTTTTTACTTCTAGCCATAACATCACCTATTATAAATATTATTTTATTTTTTTAATGGGAAGAATAAATCTCCCCATTTTGTATGTATATTTTTAATATTTTAATTATTTATCCTGCAAGTTTTCAACAAATTCTAAAAGCAATCTCATCTTATCTAAATCATTACACTTCAATGGATTATCTACCCCTATTTGTTTAGAATAAGTTACAACTGATGATTTATCTTTTAACCCTTTTAATAAAGTCTTAAATTTTTCAGTTATATCTTCTAATGTTTCACTTTCTGATTTTATCTTTTTAATATCTCTATCAATATTTTTAACAAAATCAATTACATTTTCTTTTAAATTTTTCTTTCCTTCCACAACTTCTCTCCAGTGTTCATATGTAGGATTATCTATTATATCTCCTTTCTTAAATACACCAGTTCTATCCTTTAATACTTCAGCCTTATATACTTCTTCTTTTGTTTTGCTATCCTTCGCAGTAAATAATCTCAATACTAAGTCATAATCATATTTTAACCCCTTAGCTGCATCAGGTTCATATCCTAATATCACATATTCGTCACCCTTCTTTTCTTTTATAGGTTTTTCTTGACATATACTAACTATATTAACCCCTTTACTTGATAGCATTATTTTAGCTGATTGTATTCTTGAATTAATAAGTTTAATCTTTCCCCACTCTCTAGTGCTGATATTCGCATCATCTACATTCTGTTGTTTATTTCTTGCCCTTCTTTCTGCAACTTGTAAGGCGGCGTGTTGTAAATTTTCATATATCTTAGTTTCACTATCAATAATAAATGTATCAATCTCATCAATTAATTCATCATTAATTTCTTCTAATGCTTCTTCAACTTCATCTGCTGAATTAGTTGGTAAATGATATAGTAAATTAGGTGTTTTTCCTTTATAAAACTCCATACCTAATTCACTATCTAATGCAGCTATTCTTGGGAATGAAAGAGCAAAAGTTGTCTTTCCTGTTCCTGTATCACCAAAAGCTAATACTTTAATGCCTGATTTTGTTTCTTCTACTTTCTTAAATAATCCCATTTAAATTTCCCCTTTCTTGTATTTATTTTAATATTTTTATTTTATAGGGGATTAACCCCTATAAAATTCTATTTAATTTCCATCTTATAAATCTGCTAACCAATCATCGTCATTATCGTCATCATCTTCTTCTTCATTTTCTAATGCGACATCTAAAGCATCTTTCTTACCTAATGATTTAAGTATTAATGATATATCTAAATCATTTTCAGTGTATGCTTTTGCAATTTTATCAACTGTTGGTATCTTTACATCTTCACCAGTAAATTTAATATGAGGAGCTTTAATGTACATCTTTTCATTTTTGTTCCCCGCCCCATTAGCAAAAGCCATTTTTTCCAGCACTTCTTCTTTAGTGATATATTCTAACTCTATTAATTCCATAACATCATCAGGAATGTCATCTTCACTTACTGCTATCGTAGAAACTTCACCTCTGCTAAAGAAGCCATCTACTGTTAATTGAGTAATATCCTTAGAAACTTTAAACACTTTTAAAGTTTTAGTTGCTTTTTCTTTATCGCTTCCATCAATTTTCATATCAAAAACTTTTGGAATAGGCAACATGGTTTTAACTTCATGTTCATTATAGTTTTTAAAATATTCAACTATTTTACAAGTAATTGGAATAGTCATAGTCTCTTTATCAAATTTTCCTATGGCATCTTTAGCCAATAAGATAGTTTGAGTAAATGTAGCCTTAAATTTATCTTCTTCAGCTTTAGTTAATCCTATGTAATTTATTTCCTTCTTACATTGAGTATTATCATTATAAATGCTCCATCTTAAATTTCCCCTAACTGAAATTACCATTCCATCTTCTAATACACTCTCTATGTATTCAATAGCATCATAAGCAGATAAAAATTTCTTTCTATTTTTTTCTTCTAATGCTACTGTAATAAAACACATATCTCCAACTTCTTTTAAAACTTCTTCGTCAAACCTATCTTCCCAAGCTACTGTAAATCTATTCTCAAAGTCGTCTGTACCATCGGATTTCTTTCCATGTACATATATTACATTTTCTCTATCTGTTCCATATCCACCCATTAATTCAGCATAAATTACACCATATTTTTCACCACAATCTACTCCCAGATTCATTTGAGAATAAACCCAATCCGAATCTTCTTTTGAACTTTCCATATTAGTTTTAAAAGTAAACTCATTTAATTTTGCTCTACCAATTAAGGAAAAATTTGAAGTTCCCTTCTTTAATTTTGTTAATTGAATTTCTTTTGCCATTTAACTTTCCTCCCCTTATTTTTAATATTTTTATTTTTGATTTATTTTTATAAAAAACTATTGTTTAAATTTATTACATCTCCATTTATTCGCATTGTCTTTTATAACATCATTTTGTATTCTGTTTTCTAAGACTTTATTGAGAATACTGCAATTATTTTTATATCTTTTACATTTTTTACAGTTGTCTATGTATTCATTTTTTTCTTTTTTATTATCAAATATCCCTTCAAAATCTGAAGGGTAAATTGTTATTAGTATTCTAGGATTATTTGAATCATAGTATATTCTATTTACCCTTTCCATAACCACATTATCATCTTCCCAAACCCCACTTGTAGTCATTACATCAGATAAAGTTTTAAAATAATTCTGAACATCCATATCTACTCTTGGAAGATAAAATATAGTATCCATTATAATTAATTTATCTTTAGGAGGTTTAATCCAATCTTGTTTTTTAATCTCTTCTCTTATGTACTCTCCAAAAGATTTTTCAAATTCTTTAGTTTCTTTAGGTTTATATGCCACAACTATATACTTATTTCCCTTTTTTATAGGTCTATAAGACATATAATGATTTACAGATATAAACTCTTTACATACTAGATTTAATTTTATTACTCTCACCTACTTTCTACTATATAATTCTTTAACAAAACCTATTTTACACCTCCTTCTATATTTTGTCAATAATAATTTTAATATTTTATATTTTAATTTATTTTTAATTATTATAAAGCTGTATGCTTACACCCTAATTCCTGTTATTTGAAGAAACTTTTCAGCATCAAAGTTTGGAATACTTTTAATGATGTTTCTTTCTCTTTCATTTAAGGAATCCCACCATGTTAAGAAAACCTTATCCATATTGCAAACTTTCAGATAACCACCAGTTGTCTTATATTTAGGATGTGCAGCTTTTTCTTCATTAGTCATATCCTCAGCCCAAATCCATCTTGTTGGTTCAGAAGGTATTCTGCAAAGAATACTATAAGCTTCACTGTTTCGCCATTGTCTGAATGTCATATCTGATTCTTTATCAAAGAACCTTATCTTATGTTCTTCAGTGCAGAAGCATCCTGTTTCATAGTCAGAAATGTTAAAATCCCCAGTGCAAAAGTCGCCTTGATTCCAATTACCGCTGTTCCAATTACCGCTATTGTAATTACCACTGTTCCTATAACCACTGTTCCTATGACCACTGTTCCTATCACCGCTGTTGTAATTACCACTGTTTCTATCACCGCTGTTGTAATTACCACTGTTCCTATAACCACTGTTCCTATGACCACTGTTCCTATGACCGCTGTTGTAATCACCGCTGTTGCAAAGTCCTGAATTTCCCTTTCCTGTATTAACAATAGTCAAAAGTTCTTCCCATGATATTTCCCTAACAATTTTGATTTTATTTGTACTACATTTGTCACCTTCTTCAGCAATTTCACCAAGGGCAATGACTTCAGCAACTTTATTTTCAGGATTGAAACTATAATAGTTAAAACAATCTTTTGCTTGTTTGCAAAAATGAAATCCTTTATTACATACACTTGGAATAACATCTTCTTCATATGTCTTTCCTACTTCATATTGAAAATCTCTGCAAGTCCAATCAGGATTAAATACTTTAAAACCTTTTACACCAGTTTCCATATTAATCTCTCCTTTTTAGATATAATTTGATTAAAATATTTTTTATCTGCACTTTTGGAAACTGCTATTTCCTTTGGTGCTTTTTTATAAGTCCTAATTTCTCTTTTATAATAATAATAATACATAAGGTTAAAAATATCTTTTGTAGGAATTAATTGTGAATCTGACACTCTGCGTGACTAAAGTCAGCAGGTTCTTAGGTACACAAACTTCTCATTACTGCACTAATTTATTTCCCTAAGACTTTCACTATCCATATAATCTACATTATATTAGCGATAGTATAAGGCTCGTGTCTAAACCTTTTATTGAATTTTATGATAAGCCTTCATCCCAGTGACTAAAGTCAGAGGCTTTCGGCTAAACCATTTGTAAATTTTAATAAATACTTGCAAAATTAAATAGTTTATTTTTAAACTTGTCTATTCTAAAAGTATTTCTTTTAATTCATTATAAAGTACGACAACCTTTTCATAATCATATTTATACAAAACTTTTAATTCTTTATTATTTTCAAACATTAAATACAGCATAGTTATGTATTTGTTAAAATCGTCTATATTTTTTAAGCAATAATTACAATAAGCCAAATGATAATACAAGAAAAATAAATCTATAAATGAAATTTCATCTTTTGTTTTTTGCATTAATTTTTCTTCAAAGTTATTTAATAATTTTAATGCCTGTTCGTATTCTTCCTCCATCACAAATGCTTTAACACCAATTTTTGTATCCATGTTTTATCCCCCCACTTTATTAGCATATATATTCTATTTTCTTATCATAAAAGTTTATCTCTAAATTTAGACTTTTGTGTTCTTCTATGTTAAGATTATACATATTTTTAATCTTATTAAGTTCTTTTAATTTTTCATCAAACTCCTTTATAGCATCTTCTATCATTTTAATACTTTTTCCTTTGCTCTTTAAATAATCAATAACAATTTTAATTTCTTTTAATTCT